CACTCAAGGCGATGGCTGGGACCGGACGGGTCTCCTCGGGTCGGGCGGCCGGGGCCCCTGAGGGGATCCGGCTGGAGGCCACGGCGAGCGGGCTCTTCAGCTGGCGTCCCGTCCGGCGGGTCCGGGCGCTGGTCGTGCTGGGCATGGGCTGCTCCCTCGTATCAGCTCGGGGGAGCTAGACCGCTTTATAGGCGATGAGGCTAGCGGTCTAGCACCGAGATGCTTGACAGGAAGCCACGCCCGGAGACGGTGCCGTGTACCTCTGAGCCGCCGGGAACCGGTACCCTAGCAGGGATTCCGTGTCCCCGGCGCCCGGCCGGGAGCCGGGGCGCATAGCTCAGTGGTAGAGCACTCGCCTTACAAGCGAGGGGTCACAAGTTCGAACCTTGTTGCGCCCACGGACTTTCTATGAGGCTGCCGGACTGCTGGAAGCCAATCAGGAAGCCAGAAGCCCTGTTTGAGGTATCTAGTCCATATCTCAAACAGGGCTTCTCTGGCTGCTGGCTACCTCTGCGCTGTAAACAGCTTGTCCATCGTGGCGGCGCCGCTCTGGATCACGGGGCGCAGCTCGTGACGGTAGACCGTCTCAGTGGTCTTGGTCGTGTTGTGGCCTACCAGGTGGCTGATCTCTTCCACGGCCATTCCGGACTCTGAGAGCAGAGACACGAAGCTGTGGCGCAGCTCACGCGGCACCCAATCCTCGCCTAGCCCGGCTGCTTTCGTTGCCCTGCGGAAGATACGCCTGACGTTGTGAGCGTCGAACGCGGTGCCTATGGAGGTCGTGAACACTAGCCCTGTCTCGTGCCACATCGAGCCAGCCTTTACACGGTCACGTGCCTGCTGGATCTGCAACTCTTTGAGAGCGTCTGTAACGAGCTGGGGGAGTCCTAGGGAACGTCGAGACTTCTCCGTCTTGGTGTCGCCTCCAGCGCGGACTGAGCGCCATACAGCGACATGTGAGGGGCTGCTGAGCTGCACGTGATCCCATCGCAGTTCGCGAGCTTCTTCGGTACGTACTCCTACCATCACGCTAAGCACTATGTAGGCATATAGCCGCGATGCCTTAGCCGCGTCCAGCAGCGCGACCACCTGCTCAAGCGTCATGCTCTTGCTCGGACGGCCAGCACGGCCAGTAGGTACCGCGTCGATAAGCTCAGCCACATTCCGTGTGATTAGCTCCCTGATCTGCGCGTACCGGATGCTGTGCCGTAGCACGTGCAGGATGATCTTGAGAGTGCGCGTGCTTAGGTCTGGGGCTTTCGACCTAAGGAACTTGTGTATGTCGCCGGCGCTTAGCTTCTTGAGCTTGACAGCGCCTAGGCCGTCGATGATGTGCCGACCGCCGTTCCGGTAGTTGACGACGGTGGAGTCCGCTTTGCCAGCCAGGCAGTCAGCGAGCCACGCTTCCACGGACTGCTTGACGGTGTAGGTGGCGTCTTGAACCAGACCTTCGTCAAGCTCTTTGTGCAGTGACTTGAGCTTGTCCTTGACTTCGGTCTTGGTCTGTCCCGTGACGGTGCGGCGTGCCCGCTTTCCGTCCGGCGTGTATCCAAGCGACACCACGCCAAGCCAACGCTGCTTAGCCTCGCTGTAGAAGAGACCGTCTTCACCGTAAGCGCGTCGGGCAGTCATTCTGGCGCCTCTACATCCACGTTGTATGCGATGAATGAGCTTGAGTCGTCGGAGACGAGACTGACCCTAATCTTGAGCCTGGAGTTGGGTCGGTCGATGGTAGAGCTGCCGAAGGTAGTTGCTTCAGCCAGCACCTGACGTACTGTCTCTTCGGGTACCTCTGCCCTCAGAAGCATGACTCGCACGTCTTCGGCCTTACGACCTTCATGGTGAGCTAGCATTTTCCTGTTCCTTTTCCTGGTTTTTCAGAGTTCGGAGATGATCTCTGCCCGCTTGGCGGCGAGTTCGGCGGTCGTGATGACACCCGCATCGTGCAGCTCGTCCAGCTTGGCGAAACGAGCCTTTGTAGAGTCTTCGGCCGGAACGCTAACGGCCACGTCATCACCTACCGGCCAACCGCGCACCGCGAACGCCGTTGCGATCTCGACAGCCGAACCCTTGTTGATTTTGTACGTACGGACTGAGCCATCCGCCAGGTGCACGCTGACGTTCACGTGCTTGACCTTGACGAGAGCACCGATCACTCCGAAGGTAGCCGTACGACCGATTCCCGTCTTGCGGGTGCCCTCGACCGTGACAGCGAGCGCGTCTTCACGCGCTACACCACCGTGGCCCTTGACGCCAAGCATTGAGCCGAGAGTCGCGCCGGACTTAATCCCGTCCTCGGTTAGCTTCAGGGTGACCGCACCAACGGTCACCAGTTTGTACGCCTTCATGTCGGTCATGACTCTGCCTCCTTGGCTGCCAGGGTTTCGAGCATCGAGCGCTCAGACGCGGTTAGCGTCTTGAACATCTGTCCCCTCATGTAGTGACTAGGTGCTGCCTTGAACAGGCCCTTGATGAATGCTGTGAGTGTCTTCATGCGGTGTTCTCCTTTGTCTGCTGGGCCAGGAACGCCTTCAGCGCCTGCCTGACCACCCATGCCTTGGACACGTCGTGAGCGTGTGCATACGCCTGCACGGCGTCGAACAGCTCGGGTTCAACCCAAACCGTTCCTAGCTGCTTGTCCTTGATGATGTCCACTCCCTCAGTATACACCAGACCTGTACAGGTTCGGTGTAGGTCAGATGTCCTGCCTACCGACCTGCAACTTAGGCGGCTTGAGGGTCTAGGAGTTGATGCAACGCCGCCGCAGGTATCAGGCGGCGGCGGCCGACCTTCACAGACGGAAGCTCAGCAGTCCTGATCAGGTCATTGATCGAGTCCCGGCTGAGTCCTAGGGCTTCTGAGGCTTCCTTGATCGAGTACGCGAGTCGCTGTGTCATTCGAATCTCCTTAGCTAGCAGCACGCCGGGCATCTCCCAGCGCTCTCTAGCACCAGTGTGCGGCTTGCTCGCGGAGCTAAGGATTAGCTTGTCAAGCTAATTTTGGTAAAGTTTCGGTAAAGGAACCCTATAATGACTCGAAATGGCCTCTTTTCTACAATTCAACAATGGTGGCCCTGCTATACTTAAGGAATACGGTAAGGGCCACAGCAATAGAGCCCTAAAACAAGGAGCAAAAGACAGATGAACACAGCAACAATCAATTCGGATAAGCACCAGGCGGCCTGCATGCAGAGCGTCGAGCTTTTCCGCTTTCTGCATACGGAACTGCTGTCCAGCAACGACCTGACCGGTGCACAACTAGCCGCACATCTCCACAATCAGTGGCTCATGCGACTGGTGCAGAGCGTCGATAACAACAACAGCAAGGCGGCAGTGTAATGAGTACGGAAGCAAATGCCCTGGTGAACGAGCGTCGGGCAGAAATGAGACTCATTCCCGGTTATCAGAACGCGCTCGACCAGTACAAGAACATTGAGCAGGCACGCGGACGCACGTCAGCGAACACGTTCGGATACACGCACGAGCAGGCCGACAGTCTTCAGCGCGGCCCGGTGCTGCGGATGATTCTCGCAGTCAGCGGATATGACGAGTACCACCAGTACGCGCTTGAGTCTGAATGGAAAGAGGGAAAGTCAGTATGAGTACCGCCGAAGAGTACCGCGATATCCCGGAGTGGGAAGATCTTTACTCTATCTCCAACTACGGGAATGTCCGCAATGACAGGACTGGACACATACTGTCTCCAGCATCAGGCCGTACGAATCCGCTCGCGGCAAAGAAGTACGCTCGTGTAACCCTCAGCGCGAATGGGCGACAAGAGACGCGGTACCTTCATGACCTGGTCGCTGAAGCCTGGCTAGGTAAGCGTCCGAAAGGACATTGGACGGTCGCACTCGACGGAGACAGCTGTAACGCTGTTCCATCCAATCTCATGTATGTCCCCCGCGCGAAAGTCCGGCAGATTACGCAGGCGTTGCGCGCGGCACGCGGTGATGGATGGGCAACACGGCAGGCATCTGACCGATGCTGGCGCGGCCACACCAAAGACCAGAACATTTGCCGCATCTGCCTCAGCGAAAGGCACAAGCAGCTCGTGCAAATGAGGCACTGGGCTGGGCTGAAGTCTAAGGCACACGTACCTGCGGAGACAATCACTGCATTCTATGCAGCGCATCTGGAAATCAGTGGTGCTGACCGGTATGTCCGGTTGCCGGGCTACTGCAACAAGAGCCTGCACCTGGTGACAAATGCAAACACCTATATAGCACCTGGCAGCAAGAGCGGCTTCTGCCGCGCCTGCTGCAATGCGAGCGTCAATAGTCGTATCCAGGAGGTACGCCGTGCAGGCTAAATGCATAGACTGTGGTGCTGAGATTACACTCAGCAAGACCAAGATCAGTCCACGCTGCGAGGCGTGCAGGGTCGAGCTGAAGCGCGTGCGCCGGCAGCATGACCGTGACCTAGCAAAAGCCCAGAAGCACGCTCAGACGCGCCTGACAGGCCCTATCGAGCACGATGATGGTGTCTATACGCGGTACCAGGCGCCCGTGATACCAGCCGATCTGGTGGGCTACATCGAGCTGCGGGACAAGCAGGCGGCACAGGTGCTCGACCTCATGACAGACGGCACCGTGGGAAGCTACGGCAGCGCATGGGTTCAAGAGTCAACGGATGAGCTCAGCATCGCTGACGAACGTGGTCGGCCGGTCCTGTATTCCAGCTCGTCAGGACTGCGCGTTCCCGACGTGGAGACTAAGAGTCCGCGACTACCGGGCGGATCGGCCTGCGGCGTGAGTACTACCAGCCGAGAGCTGCAAGGTGAGCTACTGGAGCGCACGCGGATGTCAAGCGCTGACCCGTGGTTCAGGGATTATCCGCTCTGGCAATACATGACCCTAAGCGAAATCAAGGCAGAAATGCAGGCCGAGCTTGAGGAAGCTCGACGAATCCCTGAACCTGGCTACCGGGATGAGATCGCGGAGCGGAGCGCTAAGGCTGGGCTGCGTCGGCATGAACTGCTAAACGGACGGGCAGCCGCATGAACTATGGCTACCAGGACATCGTGCAGGACTATCTCCCTCGTGCTGACGGCAGGGCCGTGATGGACCTCAAAGAAGCGCTTGAGGCGGCAGTATACGACGAAGCGCCAGAGCTGGACGTGATAGTTCATGAGGCTCAGTGGCAAGACCATGCTGCGGTGTTCTGCAACACAGTGCTTCGTATCGGATACAGCTACGACGACACAGAGCACTATTGGATGCAAATAGGTGTGGATCTGGAAGTACTAAATGCATGGAGTGCAACTGATTATGTCACCCGGACGTTCGTACAGCACGTGACTGCCGCACCTAAAAAGGTACCGGCATGATCGAGGGACACATAGTGCTAGAGAGTAGTCAGGAGCTATCAAAAGCAGTCATGTACGTGGGCTGCCAGATCCTGGCGGATGATCAAATGGTGCCGCAGAGCTTCAGCATCTCCAAGATGGATGACCTGACCCGCAACCTACTGGACGACCGTCCAGTCTGGCCGGTGATCCTATGATAAACCTAACGATCCTTAAGTGGATGCTAAGCATTGAGCTAAGCCGGGCTAACAGCCCTCTTGCAGAGCTAAGACGCCAACGACGAGCTATACGCAGGCGCTACGCCAGTTGGATATATGCCGCTGGGTGGGGCCTGATAGGGCTGGGAGTGGTTCTGATAATCTTTTTGAACTTTTTTCTGTGAAACGCCAGGGAAAAGGTTTTCATTTGTGCCTTAGGTACGCCAGGTCTGATACTATTAGTAGGTAAGGCAGGAACAGGAAGAACCGCCTTTTACAGGTGGCCTGTACCTGCCTTATTTCATGTCTACTACACAAGGAGCAAGACAGATGAGCAGGATCGGACGCCCGCCACTAGGCCAGAAAACACGGAATGTACGCCTTCAAGCGATGTTCACATATGAGGAAGCTGTATCGCTTGAGCGGCTAGCGGATGAACGCGGTGTAAGCCTCAGCACGCTTATTCACACAGCGATGCTGGCCAGGCTCGATGAGTACTGCGCGGAGATAGCGGCATGAGGGACATGGAACGCAAGCGCGCCTATGACCGGGAGCGTATGGCGCAACTGCACGCGAAGGGTGAGACGTACTGGCAGCAGCATCCCATCCGCAGGGACATCTATGACTCCGCTAGGTGGACGCTGAATTGGCGCAGGCGCGCAAACCAGCGTAGGGCAACGGCCGCCGATGCCTGGGGTGTGGAAATCAAGCCACTCGCGGCCACCACAACGCCAGAAAGCTGCCGCAAAAGCTACCACCTGTATGTTGCATGCAACATAAACGCTAACCGGGGGCAAAAATGAAGCGCCCCGCACAGCAACGGGACGCCTCACAAGGAGCAGCAATGAACACTACAGACAACAGGATACCAGAATGAACGAGAACCAAGAGCAGGCTGAAGCTAGCAACTTCAACCCGGTGACCATGGCAGTGCTGTTCCTACAGAAGTACGTGAAGGACGGCATGCCACGGCTGATGCACTGGCAAGGCGAATACCGCAAGTGGTCCAAGGGAGCATGGCGACCAGCCGAAGAGGCTGGCCTGAAGGCATCTATCCAGCACTTCCTGATTAGCAGTGGCAAGTCATCGCGCAAGCACGTCGAGGACGTGCTGTACGCGGTCAGGAACCTGACGCACCTGGCGGCCGACACGGCACCAGGCAGCACCATCGGCTACGACACGAAGAAGTGCGCTTTTACCGTGACCGAACCCTGCCCAACTGACCCTGACCAGATTTCGCTTACAGATGGCGTGCTGGAATGGTCAGGGTCTGGTCAGGGTCTGGTCAGGGCAGCTTCTCCGGCGCTGTTCGTGCTGAATGCCCTTCCTATAAGCTACTTTTCACTACCTGGTCAGGGTGGTCAGGGTAAGTGTCTAATAGTAGGTACTCACGAGAAAACAGTACAAGAAGAGGCTATAAAAAGAGGTGACGACTTTTCAGCACTTACCCTGACCACCCCGCAATGGGACGCCTGGCTTGCTGACCGTTTTCCAGATGATCAGCAGTCCATCGACCTCCTACAGGAGATCTTCGGCTACGTGCTGTCCGGTCGTACAGACCTTCAGAAGGCGTTCTTCCTGTATGGCCCTTCGCGTTCCGGCAAGGGCACTATCGCGCGGATACTCACGTCACTAGTCGGTCCTGACGGCTGCACGTCGCCTGCGGTCTCAGACCTAAGCAAAGACTTCGGTCTTGAGTCGATGATCAGCAAATCGCTCAGCATTACCGGAGACGCTACATTCTCGGGTCGTGACGTTGACGTGCTGGTCGGCCGGCTCAAGCAGATCTCTGGCGAAGACACGATCAGCGTGCAGCGCAAGTTCAAAACCGCGTGGGAAGGCAAGCTGAACGTCCGGTTCATGTTCCTGACCAACGAGCTGCCCGCTCTGCCCGACGCGTCAGGCGCTGTGTCGTCGCGTTTCGAGATCGTCAGGTTCCGTAAGCACTGGCAAGGACACGAGAACCCCACCGTCGAGGCTGCGCTGATGCAGGAGCTAGCCGGAATCCTGCTTTGGGGCCTGGCTGGCTACGACCGCCTGGTGGCCAACAACGGGCAGTTCACTCAGCCTGAGGCTGCGCGCAGCTCGAAGGAAGTCCTCGGCGATACGTCGGCACCACAGAAGACCTTCATCACGGAGTACTGCGACGTTGACTCTGAGTACACGGTCTCGAAGGACGAGTTCCGTGAGGTTTACAACGCGTACCGCAGGTCGCAAGGGGCTAAGGAGGCGGATCAGAGCCGTCTAGGACGTGCTCTGCACGTGCTGGGCTATGAAGGTGCTCGTCTACGTGATCCTGGCTCGTCTACTGGACGGACGCAGGTCTACATGGGCCTGCGGCTCAAGCACGGCGTGGAAGTCACGTACGACGGCAAATTCCAGATCAACAGCAATGCTGCTGAAGCAGCTTAAGCAAAGGAGCACACCATGAGTAACTACACCGAATCGAAGTACAAGACAGCTATCGAGCAGGGCGTAGCTGAGGAGCTGAAGGCTAACACGCTGTATCAGCGACTGCTCAGCGACCGTGGTCATCAGGAGAATGCCGTGACCGTGAACCATAACTCCGTGATCGCACAGCGGGAAATCGCCATAGAAGCTTATGCGAACGCTGTACTAGGCGGCATGCGCGATGCTGAGCTAGCGGCGGTCGTGGACACGCTGAAGGCCAGGTTCGAACAGGTTCGGCAGTCTGCCGACAAGCATCAGCGCATCTTGGATGAGCTGAACAAGCGGATTAGTAACTTCGAGACTGACACAAGGGACAAGTACGCAGACGTGTACAGCAACGCTGATGCTCTGTTCACCGATCCTTACTCTGAGCTGCCGTTCTGATGGCGACCACAGAGCTGCTGGACCGTGAGGGCGACGTGATCCAGCCAGAGACGATCCACGACCTGATGAAGGGCCACCACGGCGTAGACCTGATCCTCTACCGGCCCTGTAAGACACACAGCGGAGGCTACGGCTGGTCCAGGTGGGTTGGCAACGGCTGGCAGCTCGTCTCACCGCTGTCCAGCAGTGAGGCTGACGCACTGCTGGGTGCCGCAATGCTGCTCGGACTCACAGATAATGGATAGCTGGGATCACTACCTGATGGAGTGTGCGGACAAGATGGCCAGAGCTGAGGCTTACGGCGAAGAGATCGAGCTGCTACAGGCTCACATCCGCAAGCTTGAGGCCGTGATTGAAGCTAAGGATCGTCAGCTAGCTAAGCTCCACCGCGAAAACAACGGACTGCTAGCTGAGCTGTACAAGCACACCGCTGAGCAGTGGCAGCCGGTAGATGACGACGACACGATATAAAGCGACCCCAGACCGGCCATGATTCCGGTCTGGGGTCGCGCCGCACGGGAGCGGTAGGCCATGGCGGTTCTGTTAGCCACTGAAACCGCCATGGGAGGGGGCGCGCTCGACCGTGCGGGTTAGGTCCCACGCGTCTGATCAATGACGGCCGATCAACGGGCCTGACCGGAGATCTCCTGCCGGTTCTACATCCGCGCGGGGTCTGGGAGGCTTACTTAGCGGCTACCACGCCCGAACCATGGCACAACACGCAATTCGGGTAAGGTTGCCCTCCGTCTTTGACGCACTCACACGGTTCTAGGTATGGGGGCATGGCGTTTATCCTCCGGGTTTCACTAGGCGGCGAACACTGTCCGCATGTACCCGGATGCTGCGGCCTGCCCGCGTGGCGTCTAGCGTGCCATCCCTGACCAGCCGGTAGATGGTCATGGGGCTAAGCCGCGTCACCCGCGCTACCTCTTTGACCGTTACTAGCTCGGGCCACTCGTCATTGGTGGGCATGGGCATATGTCAGGCTCCTATCAGTCCACGAGCGGTGATTTCGGCGACTATCTCAGCTAGCCGCGACTCGACTAGCGGGAGTGCGTAGCTGTCGGGCAGTAGCCGCGCGAGCTCTTCGATACAGTCCTCGGCGCACGCGCGTTCGTCCTCAAGATCCGCGAGCGAAGGTTCGGTGGTCAGATCAAGATCGATCATCGTGACCTACGCCCGATCTCGCCCGCGACGGTTGCCTCATGATCGTTCAGCCACGCTGCTACCTCTGGCGGAGTGCTGTTGTCGTCGAGCCTGCTCGCCATCGCGCGGACAAGGGAAATGCCCGACTGCCAGCTATAAAGCTCGGAGGTACCTACGCCGGTAAGTTCTGGCATGGCAGCCTCACCAGTGCGTCGCGGATGCGCTGGAGTGTCTTGCGATCGAGCGCGGGGGGTTTATGCCGTGGTACGTCGATTGGTTCCGGCGTCCGGACTTGTAGCGGCTCGTCTGCGGACATGATCCCCTCCCCAGGGTCTTGGTTGGATCACGCGGCCTGCGGCGAACCGTTTGTGATGACTTACGCGGCCGACCGCGTGATCCGTATGGCTACCGTGCCAGCGGCGACATACGTTTGGGTAGATCATGGAGATGCACCCTGTACGTGTGCAGTTACAGGCGGCAAAATGAAGAACGGGCCTAACAGAGTGGAAAATCCATGTCGGAAGTAAAGACAACCTCACTCGCTACGTTCGCGCGCCAGATGAAAGCGTGGCGTACGCAGCTCAAATGGACGCAGGTTGACACTGCCGACAAGCTCGGGTACTCAGCATCACTGATCAGCGGTATAGAGACCATGGACAAGAACCCCACTGCTGACTTCGCCGCGAGCTGCGACCGCGTGTTCGGACTGCCAGGCACGTTCGCCGACTTGCAAGCCCTGGTAGCTCGTGAGGCGTATCCAGCCTGGTTCGCTCCGGTCGTGCCCTTCGAGCAAGAAGCAACCCGTATCCACGGCTGGGAGCTAGGCGCGGTACCTGGCCTGCTCCAGACTGCCGACTACGCTCGTGCACAGATCAGGTCAGGCCGTCCGCAAGACAGCGCAGAAGCGATTGAACGGCTCGTCGCCGTCCGGATCGAGCGGCAAGCCATCCTGACCAAGGATCAGCCTCCGATGCTGTGGTACGTGATCGATGAGGGGGTTCTGCGTCACATGGTCGGCGGACCCGCTGTCATGACTGCGCAGCTAGACAAACTGATCGATTTGTCCGCAATGCCCGGTATCGTGATCCAGGTACTAGCGTTCGACGGCGACAACTACGCGGGATCAGACGGACCGATCTCCGTATATGACTTCGCCGTTCAGCCGACAGTCTGCTACACAGAGTGCTACGCGGGCGGACGAGTTGTGGAGGCAAGAGACGAAGTGGACAACCTGGTGACCGTGCTCGGGCTCATCCGCGCGTCGGCACTGTCGCCGCTGCAATCGCTGAGCCTCATCCACCAGATACGGAGTGAGATAGATGAGTGACGAACTGAACTGGCGTAAGGCCAGCCTGTCAGGTAGTCAGGGTGGCAACTGCGTTGAGGTTGCTGAGCTGCCAGACGGCAACCGCCTGGTGCGCGACAGCAAGCGCCCTGACGATGCTCGACTTCCGGTCAGTGCCGCTAACTGGCGTGCGTTCATCGCGGCGGTAGCAGCCAGCTAGACGTAGACGATCCCCCGCTGGTAGGTGGAGGCGTACCAGACGGGGGACCGTTCTCTCAAGCGGCTAGTGACCAGGCTGCCCACTTGAGAGCTTGACCCGCCGTGTGGCTGCCTTCTCTTGGACGAGCCACCACACGGCGGGCGTTTTTACATGCGATCGAGCTGTGACATCATCTCCAGATCGATCGCGCCGCTGAACGATTCCAGTTCGCTGCGAAGGTCTTCGGTGTCGTCCACGTCGCACAGCTCGTTCCGCAGTGTGTCCGTGAAGTGCTTGAGCCTGTGAAGCTCCTTGACCGACTTGATCGCCAGGTCCATGACTACCTCCTTTTGGCCACCCGGTCACCTGGGCTGTTGCCTCCCTCAGTGACCGGGCGGTTACGAAACACTGTACCTAGCTGTATCAGGAGTATCAAGGTAGAGCTTGATACCGTCCGGTAGAAGTACCTGTTTCAAGGTGGGCTAGGTTCGCCGCGTGAGCATCAGCAGCGACTCGCCAGAAGCGCCATACAGGCAGCTTTACGGCATCCTTCGCGGACAGATTGAGCGCGGCGAGATCAAAGGCAAGATGCCAAGCCTGACGCGGCTGATGCAGGAATACGGGCTCGCCAAGAACACAGTCCGGCGCGCAGTAGCTTTGCTAGCCGAAGACGGCTTGGTGCACGGAACGCCAGGCTGGGGAACGTTCGTGAACGAGCCCCAAAAATAGTTCGATGATCATCGAATGCGTTTAACTGGCCGGTTTTTTCCGCGCGCGATACATGCATATGCATATATTAGCGCCGCTAACTATTAGCCTTGCTAACGACTTTCGCCTCATCTCCAGATCATTAGATCTCGAAGGCTTCGAGCACTAATTCTGCGCCTCACGCACCGCGCAAACTGCCTCATTTCTCATTTATTTGGTCACGAACGACCTGCACCGCGATGCAATCTGACCGCACATTGCCACGCCGCGACGAAACACTGTCTGCACGGCGCTGACAGCAACGCTGCTGGTCCAGCATTCCTGATCCATACAGTTGCGTCCGCCAATTCCCCAACGCCTTAGATTGCGTCTCAGCGCGTTCGTGCAATCCGATAGACAACCTGGTTGTCTATTCTCCGCGAGTGCAGTCTTAGTTGTACATGTACAACTACTAGGCAGCCTTTAGGTCTGAGCTAAGCGCGACCTAAGCCGAGCTAAGGCGCAATGCTGGACTGTGAAGCAGTTGCAGGTGTGCCGCAATTTCCGCAACACGGAATGCTGGCCATATCGTTCGTATCCAAACGGTGCAGTATGTGCGCAACTAGTTAGCAAAACTAATTAGCGCGCCTAATTCCTTTATGGTGTAGGCCAGTTATTCGAATCTGCCGCAAGCAGCAATGCTGAACGGCTCGCAATGGCTTACTGAATGGCTTCCAACTGCTGGACAGACATTCGAAACAAGCCCTGAAACAGGCAGTTCGTGAATTGCATCACTTGCCTGCTTAGCAAGAGACAAGGTGATTGCGATGCCAGAAACTGCATATCCGTCGCGACGTGAGGTCGCACAGATGCTGAACTACGACCCTGACTACCTGCTGAGCGTTGCTGCTAGCAATGAGCTGGTAGACGATCTGCTAAGTGCTCTCACTGTTAAAGAAGGACTGCTTCAGTCCTATGCGCGTGCTGGTAATCGCGTGCAGCAGCAGATGAGTGCTGAGATCAAGCGTCTTGGCAGTGCGTGATGCAGCAGGCTTCACGACCTGGCGAGTTTGGTCAGGCATCAGTTGATGCTGAGGTAATCAGCGAGATAGCACGACTGCACGGACTTGGTAAGTCACGGCGTGAGATCAGCGAAATGCTCGACCTCTCACTACCTACCGTAACCAAGTACGTCAAAGAACTTGGTCTGAAGTTTCCAGCACCGCAACTTGAGATAGCTAACAAAGCACGCTCGACATACCTACAGCAGAAGCGTCAGGAACTAGCTGAGAAGCTGCTAGACGATGCTGAAATGCTGCGTCGGCAGCTATTCGAGCCTTACACGGACAGTGCGTTTGTTGGTGGCGCTAAGCCGCAGCACATCACCGAAAAGCTCGACAAGCCTAAGGCTCGCGACCAGGCCGACATCATGCGTGCGGTCAGCACTGCGCTGACAAGCATCGACAAGCTGACTGCTGATAAGCACGACGCTAACTCGGATGCCAAGTCCGTGCTGGAAGGTCTCGGCGAAGCGCTGAAGGCTGCTGCTGGTGCAAATGAGGCAGCGTCTGACGATGCTAACGCTGCACCACACCCCCTACCCCCGGTAGCTGAGCCGCGATCAAGTGGCGCACCCGTGGAAAATTCTGAACGTCCTAGCGGAGCGGTCGGGCAAACGGGCGATGCCTGATGCAGCTCGACGGACTGCCCCTAAGCCCTAAGCAGATCAGCTCAATCGGGCTCAGCGACGCTCGAATCAACATCTGGGATGGTGCGATCCGTTCAGGCAAGACCTTCAGCTCTCTGATGCGCTTCCTGATCTACGTTGCCACTGCTCCACCAGGCGAGATCGTCGTTGCCGGCCGCACCACCTACACGGTGAGCCGTAACGTGTTCGCGCCGCTGGGTGATCCCGCGATTTTCGGTCCGCTAGCCGGACTGTGCAGCTACACCGCTGGTGCGCCAACGGGCATGATCCTCGGCCGCCGCGTACATGTCATCGGCGCGAACGACGCACGAGCTGAAACCAAGCTTCGTGGTCTGACGTGTGCTGGCGCGTACGTCGATGAGGTCACCCTCGCTAGCCGTGAGTTCTTCGTGCAGCTGCTGGGCCGTATGTCGGTGCCTGGCGCGCAGCTGTTCGGCACGACCAACGCTGATGCACCGTCTCACTGGCTGAAGCAAGAGTTTCTTGACCGTGCTGCCGTGCTGAACCTTAAGCGGTTTCAGTTCGAACTGTACGACAACCCGTCTCTTAGCCCTGAATATATCGACTCGATCGAGTCTGAGTTCACAGGGATGTACTACCTGCGCTTCGTCAAGGGCGAATGGGTCGCTGCTGATGGAGCTGTCTATTCGCAGTGGAATCCCGCTGAGCATGTGGTTGATAGCTTCCCGTCGATCATTGATTGGGTGTCCGTTGGCGTTGACTACGGCACTACTAACCCGTTCTCGGCAATCCTGATCGGTCTGGGTACAGACATGCGGCTTTATGCCGTGTCTGAGTACAGGTTTGACAGCAAGAAAGCACACCGTCAGATGACGGATGCTGAATATTCGGTCGCAATGCGCGGTTGGCTGCGAGACATCAACATCAATGGCCAGCAGGTCAATGCTGTACCTCGGCGAATCGAGCTGGACCCTTCCGCAGCGTCGTTCCGTGAGCAGCTATTCCGCGACAAGCTGACTCCGCACCGTGCGGATAACACTGTTGGCGACGGAATCCGTGTCATAAGCACGCTTCTAAGCGCGGATAAGTTGAAAATCGGCCGCTCTTGCACGGGCCTGCTCGAAGAATTCCCCGCGTATTGCTGGGATAACAAAGCTGCTGAACGCGGTGAGGACAAAGTCCTTAAGACCGCAGACCACTCACTCGACGCACTTCGTTATGGCGTCTACTCAACGCGTCGTAGCTGGAGTAACAAGCTCGGCCTGGCAACAATCTGAATGGAGCACGGCAGCATATGACGACTCCAGACAGCATTATCAGTCCAGAGCTTAGCTATGGTCTCGGCTTTATCACTGATGACCGCCAGATGGCGCAGTTGCCTACCGCTGGTAGTTCGTGGCCGCCTTCGCAGTTCAGTCCCGTTCAGCACACGCAGGCAATTTGGAATGCGTGGTGGAACGGCGACCCGCACATGCTGTCGTGGGTCTATTTCAACCTTGGCGAGAACAGTCCTGTTGGGCGTTCGTTCTTCGCGACAACGGGTGAGAAGAACGCAACCACGCCCCGTGCTGGACAGTACACAGGTGGCCTTATTGGCGGCGTTGATTACACCTTCTGGGGTAATCCCGTTCCGCCTGGTGAGAAGCGTAACAAGACTCACGTGCCGCTGGCTAAGACCATTGCGCGTACCTCGGCGAACCTGCTTTTCCGTAAGCCACCAGCGTTCAAGTCGCAGATCGACAACGCGGCGAACGAAGAGTACTTCAAGCAGCTCGTAGACACGAGCCTGCACATGACGCTGCTGTCTGCGGCTGAGACTGGTTCTGCTCTTGGCGGAGTGTTCCTGCGTATCCAGTGGAACACTGCCATTGCTGACCGTCCATGGATTGAAGTTATTGCCGGCGACATGGGCTTTCCGGAGTTCACGAGCGGCAAGCTTACCGCTGTCACGTTCATGAATGAAGTGTTCCGCGACGATGACAAGGTCATCCGTCACGTTGAGAAGCACGTACCAGCTCAGAACGCGATCCTGCACGGCCTTTACGAAGGCAATGAGACGAGCCTTGGTGAGCGTATACCGCTGACTGACTTCCCGGAAACAGAACCGTTCGCATCTGCTTGCGCGATGACGCCTGGACCTGATGACCGGATCGTGTTTCCTGATCTTCCGCTTGAGGCAACGACAGTTGTCTACGTGCCGAACATGCTGCCTAACCAGCTATGGCGCGACCTCGGTCCGAATCAGCGAAGCCTTGGCGTTAGTGACTTCTCTGGTGCAGAGATTCTGATGGACCAGATGGACGAAGCCTATTCGGAGCTGCGTACCGAATTGCAGCTCACGCGTACCCGCCTGATGGTGCCTGAAGAGTTCTTGGACAACCTCGGCAAGGGTAAGGGCGCTGTTTTCGAGCCTGCTCGTCAGGTGTATGTCCCCATGAACGGACTGCACGGTGACGACGGAGGCAGTCCTATGCAGCCGTTCCAGCCGACGATTCGCGTTCAGCAGTACCTGGACACGATTCAGGACCTGTACAACCAGGCTGTTCGCGCTGCTGGCTACTCGACGCAGACCTTTGGTGACTACCAGGGCAATGCGCCAACGGCCACGGAGATTATGGCTCGCGAGAAAACGTCGATGATGACGCGCGATACCAAGATCGGTCTGTGGAGTGCGCCTCTGTCCAACATTATTTACGGACTGATGGAAGTTGAAGTTAATTACTTCGGCAACACGGCTATCACGCCTGAACGTCCAGAGGTCGAGTTCGGTGCTGTTGCTGAGTCCGATGAATTCCAGCTCGCGGCTACCGCTGTAGCGCTTGCATCGTCTGGTGGTGCGTCTATGGAGACGATCATCAGCACGATTCATCCTGATTGGACTCAAGATCAGATCGACGCTGAGCGCCAGAAGATCCTAGATGACCGTACATCGGGCATTGTCGCACCTGCTGCGCCGCCTGCACCCGCTAAGCCCCTCGCACTTAAGGCCGCTGTGTCTGAAGCACAGACCATCGGAGGTACTGATGTCAGCTAAGAAGCCTGCGCCTAATACAAATGCACCTAAGGGCAGCTATGCAGCGCCAGGTGCTGGTCCTGGCGGGTCTGATGCGTACCCGATCAACACGCAGAAGCGTGCTGTAAGTGCGCTGGGGCGTGTCGCTACTAACGGCACTCCGCAGGAAAAGGCACGCGTTCGCGCTGCCGTCAAGAAGGCTTATCCGGATCTGCCGTCCAGTAAGGGCAAGGGCGACTCGCAGGCCGCTGCACACAACCGACGTAAGGGCCGCTAATGAGCCGCATGGAAAACCCTGGACCAGCAGTCCGCGTGGATGGCATGGCCAATTCCACCGTCAAGGCCGCTGGAATCAAGAGCCAGTTCGTGCATCGCATTCCTCCGACCACTAAGCCGGATGAGCCGATGCCCGAGGTCGTTTCCGATGGAGACGACAGCTAACAAAGCTTCCGTGCTGAATAGCACGGGATTCAGACCTGAATAGGTCTCCGTAGCAACACCCATTACCCGAAACGGGAGTACGACAGCATGTCTGAAAATGACAACGTTCAGTCCGAAGAAGTTACCGACACCACTACTGAAACCAGCCAGGTTGAAGCCTCCGCAACGGATGCTAACGCTGAAGCTGATAAGTGGAAGGCGCTTTCACGGAAGAACGAAGACCGCATGCGTGCCAATGCCGAAGAGGCGAAGGTACTGCGTGACAAGCTCGCGAAGCAGGACGCGGTTCTTAAGCAGCTAGCCGAAAAGGCAGGCGTAACGCTTGAGCCGGAAACTGCCGACGAGTCCAATGCCAAGCTGGCTCAGGCTCAGGCGAAGATGAAGACACAGGCGATTGAGAACGCCGTAATCCGCAAGGCGCAGTCTGCCGGCGTGGATGCGGATGCACTTCTTGACTCTCGTGCTTTCGTTCAGTCGCTTGCGAACCTGGACCCCGATGCGTCGGATTTCAGTGAGCGTGTTTCAGATGCGCTGAAGGATGCGGCTTCTAACCCGCGTTACAAGACCAAGAAGACTCAGCCATCCGTTCAGAACGGCGGCGGTGACTTTGGTGGTTCCCCAACTGTCGCGCGTCAGTGGACCAAGCAGGACGCCATCAATGCGTCACCTGCCGATCTGGACGCCGCGATTCAGAAGGGCTTGCTGAAGAACATCGGCATTGGTCCTCGCACAGTCAAGCCGCGAACAAACCTGTTCGCGAAGAAAAAGTAAGAGCTTACAAAGCTCTACCAACCACGGAGATCTACAAATGGCTTCTCTTAACTTTGTCCCAGAAATCTGGGCGAAGGTCATCCTTGCCGCGCTCAAGAAGGAACTTGTGTACGGCGGACCTGGCGTGTCCAACGGGGACTACGAAGGCGAGATCAGCGGGCCTGGCGCGAGCGTCAGCATCACCAGCTTCTCTGATCCTTCGGTCTCGTCCTACACGCAGGGCAGCTCCATCAGTTGGACTCGCCCAAGCGACTCCGGCCAGGTGCTGAACATCTCCCAGCAGGAGTATGCGCAGTTCACGGTTGAAGACATCGACCGGCGTCAGGCCGCTGGGGACTTTCAGGACTACCTGGAAGACCGTATGTCGTACGTTCTCGCGCAGTCCGCTGATGTCTACATCGCGACCGCCATGGCCGCTGGCGTGTCTGGCAGCAACGTGCTGCTCGGTGCTGACGCGGCTACCGCGTCGAACATCGCCGGCAACGGCCTGGTGATCGCTGGCGCTACTACCAGCACTTCCGCCGCGTTCTACAACGAGGTCGTTCTGCCTCTGGCTACCAAGCTGGATGACTCCCTGGTTCCCGACGACGGCAACCGCTTCCTGGTCGTGGCTCCTTACCAGCACGCCCTTCTGAAGCAGTCCCCAGCGTTTGTCAGCTTCGGCTACGACGATGTGCTGCTGACCGGGCAGCTCGGGACCATCGACAACTTCAACGTGTACAAGTCGCAGAACGCTCCAGCCGTTGCGACCGACACCAACGGCAACCACGTCGTGATCGCTGGTCACCCTATGGCCACCACCTTCGCGGAGCAGATCGTGTCCGTGGAGTCGCTGCGCCTTCAGGACCAGTTCGCCGATGGAGTTCGTGCCCTGCACGTCTACGGCGCGAAGGTCACCCGTCCGACTGCTCTGGCGGTCGCTGGCGTTAACCGTCCGGCTGGCATGTGAGCTTAGGAATTCTGCTTAACCGGGCGTTTCCCCGCAAGGGCCGTCCGGTTAGGCGCTTCCTATTCCTCACATCCCCTTGGAAAGGCCGTCGTAATGACCGCACCAACCGCACTTACCCCTGTCCAGCTCACCCGCAATGGGTCTATCACACTCGCTGCTGGCGCTGCTGGCGATGCCACTAATGGCAACACTGCCGCACTGGCTGGTGCTTCGTCTCGGCATTGCATGATCCTGGTGACGAATGCCGACAGCGGCGCTGCACACGTCTTCACGCTCAAGGCTGGCCCGAACCTCGGCACCAATGGCGCGGATCTGGCTGTCAGTGTGCCCCTGTCTTCTCAGAAGCTTGTCGGGCCTGTTGATTCTTCGCAGTACTGCCAGGCTGACGGCTCGATGCTGATGACCGTGGCCAGTACTCAGTTGAAGATCAATATCTTTCACGAGTAAGGCCCTGAGACGGATTCTAAGCCCTTCTAAAGGGCTTGGAGCCCAGTACTACCTTTTCGCGCTGAAAGGCGCTCCAGCTTCCGCACAACTCCATTCAGGGGGTATTCAGGGTGCCAACGATACTCCCTAACGCCAATACGCTAAACGATGCGTGGCCTGGCGGTCAGATTCAGCTTCAGGTGCAATTCGAGACTTACGAAAACTCGGGCCTGGCTGACGCTGCTACCGGCATCACGGTCAGCATTGTTGCCTCTGGCACCAGTATGGGCGGGACAGGTACGCCTGTCGCCACCACGTCTACCGGCATTGTCGCGCTCGACCAGGGTCTATTTCAGTACCTCTGGAATGTCGCTCCTACGGTTGCGCCTGGCGACTACACCGTTACGTGGACTGGTGTGCGTAACAGCGATTCCGTCACCGTTACCTACGTCCAGAACGTCACTATCGCGGCGGTGCCTGCTGGCAGCCCAGCGAGTGGCATGTACGCCACCGTGGCGCAGTACCAGGCACGGACCGGAGACACGCTGACCCCCGCAGCTACCGTACTGGCTCGGCTCCAGCTCGCGTCTGAGCAGATTGATTACGCCATCATCGGCGCTGTCTACGCGACTGATGCCAACGGAACGCCTCTTAACCCGCTGCTGGCCGACGTGCTGATGCGTGCTTGCATCGAACAGGTTCGCTACCTCAATGCCAACGACGACGACGCGCACATCAAGCGCGATTACACCAGCATGAATGTCGCTGGCGTCTCCTACACCCGTTCGGCGAACACGCAAGGCTCAGCATTCCCGCCTATCGCTCCGCAGGCCTTGATAATCCTCAAGACCAATGGCGTACTGCAAAAAGCAGTACTCATCAACTGGTGACCTGATGCTAGCTGCCACTCAGAACGCCAGGATCAGCGTGCTTCGCGGAACCACGGTCAACGCTTACGGCGACAAGATCGACGCGAACACCGCTGTCTACGAGCACGTGCCTGCGACATTGCTGGAGACCAGCAAGGCTGTTCAGGACCCGTCTACTCAGACTCCCCGGACTATCCGCCAGATTCAGTGCTGGGTTCCGAATTACCTCGGTGTCACAACTGATGACCGGATCTTGGATGAAGCCTCCGGCGACACATTCATCATCTACGGGATTCTGATTCCGCCTTCGCTAATCAGCCTCAGCCTGCCTGTCCGCCTGGACCTTAAGCGCGTGACCGCAAATGCAGGATGACATAAATACTGACGAGCTTGCAGCGCAGATCAAGGCTCGTTTTGCTGAGATCTTTGAGACTCGGCTAGGTCCGGACATTGTCGCTGACATGAAACGGATGTGTCCTAAGGACACTGGTGACCTCGCGGACAGTTGCGGCTATGTCGTTGAAGACGGACGGCTAATTGTCTTTGCCTCTGGATCTGACAAGCGTGCTTATGCCGCTTACGTCGAAATGGGCCACGAAGTCAGTCACGGTGCCGGTAATCCGCCTGGTCCTGAAAAGGTCCAGCCTCAGCCATTCATGCGTCCAGCGGTATACCGCGAACGCGAAATCTAATTCGCGTTGAATTCCTTTATAGGGAGGGCGCATGACTGTTCCGCTAATCGCGAGTAATGAGCTTGTGGCCGCTGCCTGGATTGCATCCATTCCCGGAATTGTGATTGACGGCGTAGCGCCTGAACTGCCCGACGATGAATCCACGTGGGCAACCAACGGATTCATCACGGTAAAGGTCGTTGGCGGAAGCCCCAACATCTACTTCAACGTTCGCAAGCCTGTCATTCAGGTGGACTGCTGGGCCGACATTATGGGCTCGAACAAGCTCCCTTGGAATGCCGCTACGGCTATTGCTGAGCAGGTTCGTACTGGCTGCCTTGATGACGAGCAGCTTGAGCGCAGTCTTCACGTTGTGCAGAACGGCATTGATTACGGAATTTGCTGGGTTCAGGCCGCGAATGTGATCTCTGAGCCGCGCCGTGTCTATTCAGACCAGGGCGATTATGCCGGATCTTCATTCGACGTTCAGTTCGTCTGGACTCGCAGCTCCTAAGGACGTTCCACCAATGAAAAAGATCAAAGTCCTAGTGACGATGTTCGAAGCGCCTATTGAGGTCTTTGAGCACGAACTAGCGCAACTCAAGTCTTCCGGAATCTTCAAAGAGATTGTGCCGGAAAAGCAGGACTCGGGCGACAAAAAGGCCCCTTCGTCCGAATCCAAAGAAGCTAACAAAGCTTCCTGATTTAAAGGCTACACAAAACATGTCTGTTACTGAAGCTAACTTCGTCCTGGGGCCGGCACAGCTTTATGTGGCCGTCTTCGGGAGCACTGAGCCTACCGATTCCACATCGTCTTACAGCGGTGCATGGGTTAACGTCGGGGCTACTGACGGTGGGGTCAAGGTCGAGATTGATGAGACCATTACCGATCTCACTGCTGACCAGGTGCTGCTGTCGGTTGGAGGCCGGGTTACCGGTCAGACCATCACCGTTACGGTGAACCTGGCTGAGATCACGCTGGCGAACATCGTTGCGTCGATGGCCAGCAACGCCACCATCACCGCTGGTTCCGGTCAGTCCACTCTGGACCCGGTTACCACGACTTCCGCGACTCAGCCTGCGTACGTCGCGCTGGGTATCGACGGCTGGGCGCCGCGAGGCACTTCTACCGGCTCGCTGAACGTGCGCCGGATGATCGTGCGCAAGTGCCTGCCGGACACGAAGGACTCGTTCACGTTCGACAAGAAGACTCAGCAGGCCCTGGCGGTCACCTTCAAGGCTTACTACGTCTCCAGCTCGATCGCTCCGTGGCACTTCATTGACGGGCAGACGGCCTGATCATGACTGCGCTCACACCTACTCAGCTCGTCCCCGACGCGGCTGCTACTGACCTGACCTCCGTACTGGCTACGCCTGGTTCTACCACGCTGACCTTCCAGAACACGGGACAGGAAATGCTGGTCTTCACCAATGGCGCCACTTCCTGCACTGTGACGCTGGACGTTGGCGCGACTGTTCTCGGACAGCCTGTTACCGCCTTCACGGCTGTGACCATTGCCGCTAACGCGTCGTGCATCCTGATGGGCCCTTTCCACGCTGCCGTCAACTCCGTTGTGGCTGGCGTAAATACCGTCACGGTCGTTCTGTCGAACGTCACCACGGTTAAGACTGCTCTCGTTAGGCACGCGGGCGTGAACTGACCCGTTCATAACCTCCACAACTACAAAAGGCTAAGGACAGCAAACCCATGCCAGCTACAAATAAGCCCGCGCGTGCTTCCAAGCCTGCGGAGAAGCCTAAGCTCATCGAGCTTAACGCTCCCACAGCGGAAGTCGCGCGGGTTGAACTTTTTTCTATCAACGGCAAGGCGTACACCGTGCCTACGAGCATGCCGCAGAACAAGGGTCTGCGTTATGTGAACATCGCGCGTAAGCAGGGTCCTGAAGCATCTGCTGACTACCTGCTTGAGACGCTGCTCGGCGAAGAGGCGTATGACGCGCTGATGGATTATGACGCGCTGACTGAAGAGGATATGACGAACATCCTTGAAGCAGTAACGGCTATCGCGATTGCGTCGGCTCAAAACCCAAAAGTGTAACTGACCGTCTTAGTGAGGTCATTTGGGTGCTCGACTACGAGCAGGACATTGAATCTGACCTGTCAGCATTTCACAGGATCGATGATCCATCGCAGATGACATCAGCTCGTTACTTCATGCTGGCCGAACGGCTAGCAGCTTACAAGGGCGCGCTACGGGCGCGAATCGAGTTGGAAGCACACGAGCGTGAATCTTCCAACGACATAGACGACGAAGACAACTTGCGCGCGGCGAATGCCATTGCCGCGAAGCTCCAAACCCCCAACCAGGCGCAGCAGCCGCAAACAGGACTGCTGGCTCAAATGCAAGACCCCGCGTTCCTAGCTAAAGCTCGCGAGCGTGCCACTATCTGAAAACCGGAGGTAAGTCATGAGTGACGCTACCTCCGGATTTCACATTGGCTCAGCATGGATGGACGTTCTTCCGAACACTGAGGGTCTTAGCGAAAAGCTTAAGGCAGCGGTTGAGGAAGCTAAGACTGTATTGACTGTTCCGGTCCGTGCTGATGCATCTGGGCTGAAGGAAGAAGTCGATGCGGCGGCGGCTGAATCCAAGGCTGAGATCAATGTACCTGTCAAGGGTGACACGACCGGTCTAGGCAATCAGATCGCTAAGGACGGCGAAGCAGATGCTGAGTCGGGCGGTAAGAGCCTAGGCAGCAAGTTCGGTAGTGGATTCTCGTCGGTCATTAACAAGGTTGGGCCTGCGGCTCTGGGCGGCCTGGCGGCCGGTCTAGGTCTTGCTGTAGATGAGGGACTTAAGCTCGATGACTCTACACGTCAGCTTAACCTCACGATTCAGAACACGGGCGAGTCTGTTAAGGGCACTGCGCCGCTGATTGCCGCCGCGCAAGCGCAGATGGAAAAGTACGGCTATACCAACGTCGAGACCAATCAGTCTCTGACATCACTGATCCGTATTACCGGCAGTGTTAAGGAAGCCACTGAGCTTGAGGGCGATGCGGCGAACCTAGCCGCAGCTAAGCACATCAGTCTTGCCGCCGCTACGCAGCAGGTGCAGATGACCGCTGTTGGCGGAGCTAAGGCGCTTAAGCAGCTCGGCGACACCACGATTACGGGCGCGACGACTGCTAAGACGCTGACCACTGCTAGCGCCACGCTTAAGGACCAGATTCAAGCCGCCGGTGGTATGGCCGCATGGTCTGCCAACAACCACATGTCGCTTCAGAAGGCGCAGACGCTAGCCTCTGAAGCCGCTAGCGGCTCGATCCCGGCTTACAACGCGCTGGGCTTTGACATCCTGCCTAAGAGCGCCACGTCTGCTGAAAAGGCCGCTGAGGCTCACAACCTGCTGGCCAAGTATCAGGGATTCGCCGCCGACAAGGCGGAAACGCTTGAAGGCAAGATGGAAGTTGCTAAGGCAACTTTCACCGATGCAGCTGCCAAAATCGGAGTAACTATTGTCCCGATCATGACGAAGCTGCTGGGTATCTTTGATGCGCACATTCAGACCATCATCCGAATCGCTGAAGTAATTGTTCCGCTAGTCGCGGGTATCTTCCTGCTGACTAAGGCCGTCACGTTCGCGCGCGATGCTTGGGCAGCGCTTCAGGTGATAATGGACGCTAACCCGTTCGTGGCTATTGGCCTTGCTGTCGTCGTGCTAGCTGCTGTGGTCATCAAATATCACAAGCAGATTCTTACAGCTGTCATCGACACCTGGCACACGATCACGACCGACATTACAAACATCTGGAATGACTTCCTGTCTTTCGCGAAGGCTTGGTGGCCGCTGCTGCTGGGTCCTGGTGGGCTCATCCTTAAGTACCACACGCAGATCTACCAGGCCATAGAGAACATTTGGCACAACATCACTTCTGGCGTCTCGGCGATATGGAATGACTTCTTGTCATTCGCTGAGCAGTGGTGGCCGCTGCTGCTCGGGCCGGCTGGTCTGATCGTCAAATTCCATAACCAGATCTTCGCGTTCATTCAGGATATCTGGAATCGTATTCTCGGCTGGTTCAAGGGAATTTGGTCCAGCATCTTTCAGGTATTCCAGAGCGCCACGCAGAATATCACAAACTGGTTGCGCAATGGCTGGCTGACGGTCGAAAGCGACATTCGCAACGTCTTCACGCGCGTCCTCGGCTGGGTTGAGAATAGTTTCCTGTCGCCGCTGGAAAATGCATTCCGCACTTCGGTTAATGCTATCGGCACAATCTTCGACGGCATTAAGAACGCAACGGAATCACCCGTCAAGTTCGTGATCAACAGTGTCTATGACCCGATCGCTTCCACGATCGACAAGGTTACGAGCTTCCTGCATCTGGGTTCACCACTGCCTCAGGTTCACATGGCTGATGGTGGAGTCGTGCCCGGTCCGAAGGGTGTCAAGAAGGACATCATTCCGGCGATGCTGATGCCTGACGAGATCGTGCTGTCACACGCGCAGATTGCGCGCATGGGTGGTCACGCTGCTGTTGCGTCGATGGCTGGAGGCGCACCTAAGGGTCAGTTCAACAACGGCGTGCTTCACGCTGGCTTCGGATGGAACCCGATCAGTGATGTTGAGCAGGTAGGTAGTGATGCTCTTAGCTTCGGTAAGAAGCTAGCCGCAGGCGCGCTGAGTGCCACCGTTAAGCCTGTCCTTGAACACATCATTAACGCAATGCCGAACCTCGGCAGTGGCCAGTGGGGGACTGCTGTCAAGCAGGTTCCGGTCACGATGGTCAACGACTTTGTCAACTGGCTTAAGGGCGAAGACGCGAAGTCCAGCGCTAGCGGCAGTGGTAGCAGCGGTGGCGGAGGCAGTGGCCAGTACACAGGTAAATATGGTGCTGGTGTCTCGCAGTGGACCTCCGATGTTGATGCTGCACTGAAGCAGCTCGGGCTATCGACCAGTCTCGCCGGTCAGGTGCTATACCAGATGCAGACTGAGTCTGGCGGTAACCCGAACGCGATTAACAACTACGACATCAACGCGCAGAACGGCGACCCGTCTAGGGGCTTGCTCCAGACCATCATGAGTACGTTCAAGGCATATGCCGGGCCGTACGCTAACCGCTCGATCTACGACCCGATGGCCAACATTTACGCCGCTATCAACTATGCCATGCACACGTATGGCCCGACACTGCTTCGTGGCGGCATGGGTATGGGCTCCGGACACGGTTACGCGTCTGGCACTAACTCCACTGCACCAGGCTTTGCGATGGTCGGCGAGAACGGACCAGAGCTGGTCCAGTTCAGCGGCGGGCAGCGTGTCTACAACGCGCAGCAGACTCAGCAGATGACAGGTGGGCGACCACCAGTCAACGTCAACTTCTATGGCACGCAGTACCCGAACGCTGAGCAGATCGCAAACCTGAAAATCGAAATAGGCATGGCGTTGGAGGTCAGCGGATGAGCACTCCAACGCCAGGCAATGTGTGGACTCTTAGCCTCGACTTCTACAACGAACAGTCAGGCACGCTTACCGATCCTTCAGCAGTTCAGCTCGACATCACTTACGGCGGTCAGGTCGGCCTGGTCCCAGACTATGCTGGCCCGTTCACTTACCTCGGAAGTGCTGGCCCGTCTTCGACAGTGGTGTACCGCACAGCTACAGGACAGTTCTCATTCGACTGGAACATTCCTGGCAACGCTGCACCGGGCGTGTATGTCGCCAACTGGACCGTCACGTTCAACGGTGATGCCTTCCTGATCATCGAGAACTTCTATGTGACAGGTGGCGGACCTGGACCGCTGGTTGTCGGGGGTGACCTCGGGTTCTGGACAGGCAGCCTGGCTTACCAGCCTGCTTACCTCCAGAGTCCGCTTGGTATCAGCTTTGGTACAGGCCCTGATACCAACGGCATCAGTTGGTTGTGGCAGAAGATCGACGGTTGGGATTCGCCGCCTGTCTCGGGTCAGGTGACGCAGCGAGCCGATGATCAGGGTGGCTGGCCGACAGCGCAGTATTACGCGCCGCGCACGATGACCGTGACGGTCACCGCGTCAGCGCCGACGCAGGCGCTTCGCGACCTCGCACGCGCGCAGCTCCAGCAGATCATTCCGGTTAACGACCTGGCGCTGATGACCTACAACGAACCGCAAGCGAAGCAGGCTTACGTCCGTCGTTCCGGTCAGATCGTGGAGACTCCACCGACGCTAGCCGATGTGACGTTCGCATGCGTGATCGTCGCACCTGACCCGCGCAAGTACTCGACGCAGCAGAAGACTGCGACTGGTTACTTCCAGAGTTCTAACTACGGCATCACTGTTCCGTTCACTGTTCCGTTCACACTGCCTGCTCAGCCTCTCGCGGGAAGCGTGCAGTGCACGAACAACGGGACCTTCGAGACGCGGCCTGTCATCACTATCAACGGTCCTGTATCGAGCCCAGCGATTACCAACACGGCTACGGGTCAAACCGTTTCGTGGAACGGCCTGGTGCTGAACGCGGGGGATCAGCTTGTGGTCGATATGGATGCTAAGCAGCCGCTACTAAACGGTGCTTTGCGTCAAGCCGATTTTACTTCGGCATGGTGGGTGCTCAATCCCGGCAGCTCCACTATCCAGCTCAGCGGCGTAACACCAGGCGGAGCTTCCGTAAATGTCGCATGGCGCGATGCGTGGATCTAAGGACTGAAAACTTATGGCTCTAACAGCTAATCTTGGCTACCCGCTGTGGCTTGATGGCGAGACCTTCAACGGTCAGCTCGGCCGACAGATTGACAGTGGTGCTGGCTTCGCCGGTAGCGGCGGCAGCTCGGCCGCGCAAGTAATGGGCGGCGTCGTGCAGGGTCCGAGTCAGATGGGTGTTACTCCGTCCTCGGGCATGATCATCACGATTGCTGCTGGCTTCTCAATCATCCCTAACAGCTCGTCAGCACTTCAGGGTGCTTACCGACTGGCCAACATGACGAGCCAGAACGTCACCGTTGCGACCTCGGACCCGACTAACCCGCGTATCGACCTGGTGGTTGCGGCGGTTGTAGACAACGGAGACTCCACCAGCTACTGCTACGTCGGTCTGGTCACGGGCACGCCTGCTGGTTCGCCAGTGGCGCCTACAGCCCCAGCTAACAGCATCACGCTGGCGCAGGTCACCGTTGGTGCAGGCGTCACGTCCATCGTGTCCGGAAACATTGCGGACAAGCGCACGTACACCGCTGCGCCTGGTGGCGTTATCCCGTGGTCGAGCACTGGCGCCGCTGTCGGTGGTGTCAAGGGATTGCTGGCCTATGACGTTGCGAACGACCGGTTCTTTCACAACGGAACTACGGGTGCTTATCAGGCGAAGGTTCTGCCGTGGGCACCAGTTGTCGTGCAGGGCACTTCTAGCCCTGGTATTCAGGGCAGCAACGTAACGCTGGCCAGTACCTCAATCACGACCAACGGCACCACTGACATAGAGATCGAATTCGACGTTCCGTCGTGGCACCACAGTGGCTCCAATCCGGGCAACCCATCGATCATAGCTATTGCCTTCAGTCTGGATAGCACGACACTGATCAACTTCGCATCGCCTTATCTGCCAGCAAGCACCATGGATAGGCAAGGCGGTGGAGTCTACAGGTACACCACATCGTCAGTTGCCGGCGATACTCCGTCGAACGGCTCGCACACTGTCTCCATCACGTGTGTGCAGATTCTGTCCACGGGCGGTTACTCAGTCTTCAACGCGACTCCCGTCTATCTGCGCGTTAAGCCAGCCGGACTGTAAGTTTTCCGATGTCTAACTACCGGTACCTTACGACTAACATCCTCACGGGTGAGTTGCAGATGGATAATCTGCCTCTCACCGTGAGCAATGTCAGCGTGCAGATCAACGGTATCGGGTCGTGCATGGCATCGCTCAACCTCCAGCCGCAGCTTTCACTTTCTGTCCAGCGGGACATGATTGCAGCGGTCGAGCCGTGGAAGAGTGTTCTCTGGATTCTTCAGGACAACTTTCCGGTCTGGTGCGGACCGATCACTAGCTGGGTTCCAACGAACGGACTCGACGGCACACTGCCGTTTCAGGCCGCGACATTTGAAACGATGGCGCAGTACCGCCAGATCTCTACAAACCTGACGTTCACGGGCATGGATGTCTTCGATATCTTCCGCGCACTCGGGACGTATGCGACCAGCAAGCCCAACGGTCAGATCGCTAGCTTCCAGACCGCATCTAACGAGAGCGGTATCACGGACACGCTCGCGTTCGATGGCAGCCAGTACCAGACCATTTACGATGTCTGGAACGCGATGGTCACCGCGTACAACATCGAGTACACGTTCAGGGCAGGCTTCACGGATGCCGGTAACCTCGGCGTGTTCCTGACATTGGGCTATCCGCAGCTCGGGCGGCCGTACTCCAGCACGAACCTGAACCTTACATTTCCATCTCAAGGAATCATTGACTACCAGTACCAGCGGCAGGCATCGAGTCCAGCTAACACAATCGTTATAACTGGAGCAACCGCTAACGGCACCACGACCTTTACGTCACAGTCTCCGCATGGCGTCGAGACTGACGAATTGAGCCAGGGCTATCCGTTGCTTGAAGGTTCGGCGACTATGCCTGTACCTGTTACCACGCAAGCGCAGGTCAATGCTTACGCTGACGGTTACATAACCAGCACGTCGATTCTTAGCCAGGTCACTCCGGTCATAGTGATGGGACCTGATTTCTTCCCGCGCGTCCGTGAATTCCAGCTAGGCGATGAATGCTACTTCGTCGCTACGTCTCCGCTGCATCCTGCTGATGAGAACACTGGTGCGCCGGGCCTTCAGATGAAGGCACGCATCATCGGATGGACTCTGTACCCGCCTTCAGCCGGCAACCCGGAAAAGACGTGGATAAACCTTGGAGCGCTGACGCAGTTGTGACACGTTTTCAAGTTCCACGTGAGAAGCAGTTGCCTACACAGCTGAACCAGCTCGTTCGCCGGATGACCATGGCTGAACACAAGATCAGCAACTCCGCGACAACCGTAACGGGTGTCATTGATCCCGGCTACACGTCGGGTGATCCCAACGTAACTGTCGGGACAGACACCACGCTAAGCGGTCCGTATCAGCATCTCAGCAGCTACACACCAGTGGCGTCTGACTCAGTAATTCTCATCAGCCTGGGCACCACCTGGGTAATTCTCGGGAGGCCAGCATGACAGCATCAGGCTACGGCGCAGTTGACAAGGTCAGTAAGACCGGCGACACGTCAACGGGTCCGCAGGTATTCGACGGTAATCCGCCAATACAGATTCCATCAGGTGCCGCTAATGGCAAGGTGCTGACTTCGGACAGCTCGGGTAATGCAACCTGGCAGTCTGCATCAGCTACTGCCGGACTAGCCTGGTATAACGTCAAGTCATATGGAGCTGTTGGCAACGGCACCCACGATGACACGTCGGCTGTTCAGTCGGCTGTTACGGCGGCGACAGCATCTAACGGTGGTGTCGTGTACCTGCCGTACGGCTCTTACCTGATCTCAACTCCGCTTGCTGTCACGAGTGCGCTGGGTGTCACGCTGCGCGGTGATGGAACAGGCGCGAGCTACATTACGATGAGTGCGAGCTTCAGCGGCGCGGCGGCGGTCATAATCACGGGTGGTAACTCGTGCCGCGTTGAGAGCTTGACCGTTCAGGGGCACTCAACCACTTACAGCTCTAACCCGTCTGCGGCCGGTATCCAGATGCTGCACACCAACACGCCGCGTCTCGATGACCTGCTAGTTGCCTACACGAACGGGTGGGGTGTCGTCGTTCAGTCCGACGCGACTGGAGACACTACCTATCCCCAGCTCTCGGACGTGCACACGTACAACTGCGCGATGGGTATTCAGCTCGTAGGCACCAACAGCAGTGATCACCAGATGGGCGCGTTCCTGTCTGACATCATGATCGACGGCTGCCAGGCTGGCGATGGTCTGCAAATCCTCGACGTGTATGACGTGCAGCTCGGAGACTTCGATAGCTCCCTTAACACAGGGTCAGTCATCCACATCAAGGGTACTGGCGGAGACCACACGCTCAACAACCTGGACCTAGGCACGGTCTCCACGACTGTGCCGGCGCTGCTGATTGAGTCAGGCGGTCTCGGTAGTCCGTCTAACATCGCTATCAGCAACTCCATTCTTCAGTATGGCAAAGCTGCTGTGCAGATCACTGCTGGCACACGGATCATGCTTTCAAGCTGCGCAATTCAGCAGGGAAACACCTATGGACTTAATATCTCTGGTTCGGTCGATGGTCTAACGGTTACTGGCTGCGTGTTCAGTCAGAACGGTGTCACTGCCGGGGCAGCTAACTACGACCTGAACTGGTCCGCTACTGGCAATGTCGTTATTACCAGTAGCGTCTTCGAGAGTAACATTGGCACGAGTGCCAATGAGGTTGCGGCAGGAATGAACTTCACTGCCGGCACTTCGGCCGTGGTCGCATGCATGTTCCCTCAAGGTACTGCGTACAACAACGACCCGACGTTCCCAGCGGCGAACGTAGGCGACACGTTCACCAACCTTCAGCATGTATTCGCAACACAGATGCAGACCTACCCCAGCTCTAATGGTATCGGTGTTGGTCAGGCCGCGCCTGGGTCGGACGGGCTCGCTGTCGCTGGTCCCGCGTCACTTAACGACGGACTGGCTATGAACGCCACCAAGATCACGGGCCTGGCTAACGGGTCTGCTGCATCTGATGGTGCGGCGTTCGGGCAGATTCCTACTACGGGCAATGTCACAGCTCAGACTAGCTTTGGTGCGTCTAGCGGTAACGGCTCAGCGTCTACGGTCTCACACTCAGACCACACGCACGGAACACCAGCGCTCGACACGACGGCTACAGACATTAAGCCTGACGGCACGCAGTCAGCTGGGTCTACGCTTAAGGCCGCTGATGCTGGTCACGTACACCCGTTCAACTCGGTTTCCGTGTTTAACCCTGCCACCATTTCGACAGCGGAAACGCTGATCGTGGCGCTGCCAGTGAAGTCCGCGAACGCCAAGGCAGGCTCGACTTACGTTGCTCGTGTTGTCGGAATGTGGACTAACACATCCGCTACCGGTAGCATTGTCTGGAATATTCGTGCAGGCACTACCGGAACTACAGCTTCAGATCAGCTCGTAGCAACGTGGGCACATACATCCGGCGCCGCTAACACAGGCAACCTGGTTCAGTTTGACATTACGTTCACACTGACCGGAACTGGCGCTACGGCGCAGATTACAGGCACCATCACGTCTATTCTGGCCGTAGGATCGGTGGGTTATGCCGGGAACGCTGTGACTATTCAGGCTTTCGGAGGCTCTACCGGATGGAACACGAGCACTGCTACATTCCTTGACCTTAGCTTTGGTACAGGCGTAGCTACTAGCACGCTCGCTATCCAGTCGGCTTATATGCAGCAGGTTGCTTGATGAATGCGACTGAGCTTGTGCAAGTACTGACTAGCAGCCTGAACTTCGGCGTACTGGGCATTGTCTTCTGGCTCTTTGTCGGAGGCAAACTCCACAGCGAAGACGAGATGCGTAACACACGCGCTGACCTTAGCGCAGAACGTCGTGCCAACGACATGCTGCACCAAGCTGTTGATACAGCTAACGCTCGTGCAGACACTGGCGCGATGGTGGCACAGATCGTCATGCAAGCGCTGGGCAAGAATAAGGCGGTAGAAGAATGAAACTCTGCCGCAAGCGTCCGGCCACCATGCCAAGCGCGCGTTCACAGGACAGCCTGAAGCGTGCAGCTGAAGATCTGGTTGACCAGACCATCAAACACCACAACGAAACAGCTATCCGCCAGAGTCTTGTTGAGGCACTGGAGCGGAATCACCTGGCAGAGCTGATGTATCAGGCTCTGTCCGCAAGGCGGTAAACAATGACATGGCAGCAACTCACCCTTAATCTGGCGAAGATCGAAGTTCCCGCCATATTCTGGGCCGGTATCGCATTCGTGCTCCTGTACACGATCCTTGCGCCATGGTGGAAGAATTCATTCGGACGCGCACTCGTAGCTATGGATCTCGCTGTGTCAGCGGCGCTGTTCCCAGCAGTGCTGTCTACTGAGTTCGGCGTGCAGATGTTCTCGGCTGAGTTCATTGCATGGCTTGAGGTAGCTGCGTTCAGCGTGGTGTTCGTCGTGATCATGTCCCGGATGTACCTGCTGGCTAAGGTCAACAAGGATCGCCTGAAGGTGCTCGGCAAGCGTCTGCTGAAGGCGGTGCGCTATGCCCAGAGCTAAGAACACTGACGACGAACCTACGGTCGAGCACGAGCGCATAGAACTAGCTATGCCTCCGCTGTTGCCGGTGGATCGCTGTGACCGCTGTGGAGCGCAGGCTTACGTCCGGATCATGGTGGGCTACCTCGATGTGCTGCTCTGCGGCCACGACTACAAGAAGCACGCTGAGCACGTCGTGATGGCTGGCTACGGCGTCCACGACGAACGAGAAAACCTGCTCAACCGCTACAAGGGCGAGTTAAGCTCTTAGCCCTTCCTAAGCTCCCTGGTCCCGCTGTCGCCAGGGTACGAACGCCCGTCTTAGCCTCAAGCTAAGGCGGGCGTTTCGTCACGTCTGGGTGGAAGCCAGATAGGAAGCCAGCACCCACCGCACTCAGGCATCACCAGCCGGTATCTCTCCGGAGTCTTTGCAGGTCAAAGGCACATTAGGCCCTACCCGGCGGCACGTTTCGTATGCCTTACAAGCGAGGGGTCGCTGGTTCGAACCCAGCTGTGCCCACAAACATTGGTTATACAGGCACTTGTCGCCGGTCTGGCGTTCGTCCCGCCAAGCATCTCGGCGCTAGACCGCTAGCCTTATCGCTAGAAAAGCGTCTAGCTTCCCATCGCCTGACGGGAGCTGTCATGCCAATCAACGCAGCTCGGAACCGGAACCGGAACGCCGCCTTGCGGCCCCTCAGGAGCCCGCTCGCCGTGCCAGTTCTCGTGCTCGAAGCCGACCTCCGTGACCGGCTGCCATCGCTGGGCCTGCTGTCCCAGGACCGGCCCCGGGCCGCGCATCATGGCAACCTGCCGTAATCGGGCTCATCCGCCAGGTCGGCTACACGAAGATCGCCGCCACCATCCGCCGAATCAAGTACGACACCGCCACGATAGAGGGGCTGGGTTGCCCCGGCGACGTTCAGCTCACGGTTTGCATCCGCTGCAAGGCTAGCTCGAACGCTTGGGAGCCGATCCTGG